GGCTTTGTTGATAGAGGTGTACTCGATGGCTTAGACGATACAACTGAAGAAATTGTAGAAGGAATTGATGATACAACTGAAGAAATTGTAGAAGGAATTGATGATACAACTGAAGAAATAGTAGAAGTAATTGATGGTATGTCTGAAGAAATTGTTGGTGACTTTTTTTCTATTTTTATTTTTGGATATTCAGGAATTTCGTAAATTCTTGGTGATTTTTTAACTGGTTTTATAATTGATGATTTTCTAGAAGGTATTGGCGACTTTTTTTCTATTTTTATTTTTGGATAATCAGAAATTTCATATATTTTGGGTGATGTTTTTACTAAATTATTATTAAAAATACGTAAAATTTTATCATGTTCACTTTGATCCATTTTTTTATTTATAGGTATAAAATCTTTTTGAACATGATTATAAAGTATATAAGAATTTTTAAGAGATTTTATATTTTTCAATTGATACTCTACTTTTTTTTGCATAGTACTATTTATTTTTGGTAATTTTTTTATAATTTGCGGTAAATTATTATAATAATCTATTACTATTGGTATAGATTGATTTTCATTAATTATATATATAGGTTTTTTTAATCTATAAATAATTCCATGTTTGTTTATAAAAGCTATAATAGTATCATTTTCTCTAATAAATGCTCTTAGTCCACGTATAGTATTAATATGATATGTTTTAGGTATATTTATAAAGTTTGATGATGGATAAACTATATTAGGATATCTTTTTAAAAGTTTACTTAGGCATTTTTTTGCACTTTTAATATTATATAAACATGGTTCTTTTTTTAAAGAATATTTTTTTTTCTTTAATTTTCTAAAAATTTTTCCAGATGATTTTATTATTCTTCCAGATATTGGATTTATGTAAAATTTTGTAATCATTAATATTATAATACAAAAATAAATTAAGTAAATTAAATAATAAATTAAAATATAATCTAATCTATCTAATTTATATAATTTATATAATTTATCTAATTTATCTAATTTATCTAATTTATCTAATCTATCAAACAAATTTGATTATTTTCATTTTTATCAATATTTTCATCAACGTTTTCATTTAAAGTTTCATCAACGTTTTCATTTAAAGTTTCAAAAATAAATGTTGATAAATCATCTTGTATTTCGCATTGAGTTGCATCATAACGTTCGTAAAACTTTTTACTTTTAATATTATGTATAGATTCTTTATATTTTTTAAAATTTTCTTCTGATTCTTGTAAATACATAATAAGATTCCATGTTTTTTTTAAATCTTCTTTTACGTTTTCAAACCAAAATTTACTTCTTTTAACTCTTTGATTATTATATTTTTTTACAAAAAAATAAGAAGGAATAAGATCTTTTCGTAAAGACATTTGTTCATTTTTCCAATCTATATATTCTTGTGTAGATTTTATATGAATAGGTGAATAAATAAATTTAGGATCTGGTCCACTATTTTCTACCTTGCCGTCTAACGACATCTTCGTTATAGGTATTTGTAATACAATACCTTTTGCTTGTTTTTCTCCAAGTTTTTTTTCTATAAATTCATCTTCTGAATTTAGTTCTTCAATTTCGCATTCAAAAAAGTCACAGGTATGTAGATCAATCGACTCCATTTGTATCTGTGTTTGAATCCAATAGTGTATAGGAACTCTAGATTCATCAATTTTTCTACTTTTTGGGCATTTAATTTCCAACATAACTCCATCTGGTGTAATACCATCTGGACTTGCTGCTAACCATTTTAATCTAGAATGTGAAACGAGACCAAATTCTATAACGGTTGTATTATTTAATTGACAATAAAGTGTATTTGCAACTTCTTCATATTTTTTACCCCAAAGTGTATAAATAGTATCTTTAAATACATTTTTTCCATAAAATGAATCGCATTTTTTAATAATATAGTCTTCTCTTGTTTCGTAATGATTAAGTTGTTCAGTATCTTTATATTTAAAATCAGTCAAGTTAAATTCTTGAACATATGCTTCGCATGTATTTTTTGATTTGAATAAGCAACTTGCTGCTTCACTTGCAGTAATTCTTTTATGTCTAGCAGTATACCATTCTGGTGTTCGTTGTTCTGGTTGAGGACGTTTTTGTAATAGTTTTACACGTTTCCTATTACGTTTTAACAATTCTTCAGAAATTGGAGGTGTACTTTCCATTTTAAATAATACTATTATTTATTTATTATTCATTTTGTTTTTTAAATAAAAAAATGAAAAATGATTTTAATTTTAATTTATAAATCACGTTAAAAAAACTAATTTAAAACTTTGTAATAATTTAATATATAAATGACAAATATAAAAAAGATTACATCAAAGAAAAATGAATTAAAGAAAAACGTATCTGACGTATCTAACGTTGATACACAGCAAACAAATGTTGATAGTAATGTTAATGAAAAACCAATTGAAACTATAGAAGAATTTTTGGAAGAATGTAAAAATATACGAAATATTTATAACAAAGCTCAGGAGATCTTTCTTACAGAAAGAAAAACCGAAAATGAATTATATATAAAATGTTTAAGAATGACAAGTCGTACAATTAAATTTTTAGATGAATTAAATCAATTTGTAATACAAAGACACAAAGAAGAAATCAAGACTGTTTATTATATTAGCTCTGAATTATTAGTTCGTACTGTAGGTCTTCATATGAATAGAAATGGATTTAATGATGTAGAGAAAAATACATTATACATGTCTATTGCTCATATTAGAAAAGTGTTAAGTATAGAGCCATTTCATAGAAGAGGTATGGAACTTTTTAAGATGGTATTTTTATATTTAACTATATTTAATCCAGATGCTGAAGAGAATTTAGTATTTTTAAATCAAATTTTAATAGTAGATCCATGTGATTATCAATTGCATTATAATTTTGGTTTTATGTATCATAGAGTGCATAAATTAGATAATAGTATTTATCATTATAAAATGGCTATAGGTATTATTGATTTAATATTAAGTAATGAAAAATTAGAAGAATCTATTAGATTATCAATGAATCAATTCAAGGTGAAATGTTTAAATGGTCTTGGTAGTATTTATTTTACTGTTCAAGATAGAGATACTGCTTTGTATTATTTTAATTTAGCTTATGAGATTGATCCATTAGATCCTGATGTAAATAATCAAATTGGTGTAGTTTATACAGAGTTACGTATTACTGATAAAGCTATTTTTCATTATACTAAAGGTATTGAGAATTATAAGCGTGCTCATATATCTGTTGATAAGGAGATGTTAATTGCTAGTATGTATATGAATATGGGATTAGCAAAATGTTATGAATGTGACTTTATTGGTGCAATTGATGGATATAACAAAGCTTTAAAGTATAAGCCACGTTTATCATTAGCATATCAAAATAAATTACTTGATTCAAATTACATTTCACATTTAATAGAAGATCCTATGTATATTGCTAGAATTCACAAGTCTATTAATAAGATTTATCCTTTAGTTATAGATGACTATAAAATTTCACTTCCTAATTATAATGTAAAATCAAATGTATTAAATTGTAAATCAAAGAGTGATTTATTAAAATCTGGAACAAAAATAAATATTGGTTTTGTATCAGGTGATTTTATATGTCATCCTGTTAGTTATTTTATTCATAGTATTTTGAATCATTTAAATTATGATTTATTTGATGTAACTTGTTATTCAGTAAAGGTTGTAAAATTAGATGGCATGTTTCCAAAATGTAAATGGCACGTGGTAAAAAATATGTCACCAGAACAATTAAAAAAGAGAATTGAACAGGATAACATTGATATATTATTTGATTTATCTGCACATACTGGTGATAACCGTCTCGATACTTTTGTATTAAAACCTGCTCCTATTCAAATTAGTTATTGTGGATATCCAAATTCAAGTGGTATAAAGTCTATGGATTATCGTATAACTGATAATTTTTGCGATAGTGAAAAGTCACAGATTTATTATCAAGAAAAGTTTATATTTATGAATAAATGTTTTTTAGCATATACACCAAGTATGGGTATAGAAAACATTCCTCAAATCAGCGAACCACCATGTGTTAAGAATGGATATATAACATTTGGTACATTTAATAGATACAACAAGATTAATGATATGGTAATTGGTGTATGGGAAAAGTTATTATTGGCTGCACCAACTGCACGTTTTGTAATTAAAACAAAAGAGTTTTTAACACAAAAATTATATGATCAATTCTTGAATGCATTCAAGGACAAGTCTGTATTAGAAAGAGTAAAGATTTTACCATATTCTGATACGTATGGTGATCATCTTCCAGATTACAATAAAATGGACATTGCGGTTGATACATTTCCATATTCTGGAACAACAACGAGTTGTGAAAGTTTAATGATGGGTGTACCAATTTTAACATTATTTGATAATGTACGTCATTATCATTCTCAGAATGTAACAAGTAGTTTGATGAAAAATTGTGGTTTAGATGAATATGTAACGTATTCTCAACAGGAATATATTGATAAGGGTGCTTATTTTGCAAATAATTTGGATAAATTTAAAAATATTAAAAACGAAGTAAGAAGTGCTTTTATAAATGGCCCAGTTTGTGATTACACTACATTTGTAAATGAATTTGAAGATAAATTAGTCAATGTATATAAAAATCATAGTTGGTAATACCTTATAATTACTTAAAAATATAAAACTTAAAAAAACTTAAAAAATGGAAAACTTAAAAAATGAAATTACTTAAAAAATGGAAAACTTAAAAAATGGAAAACTTAAAAAATGGAAAAATTAAAAAATGAAATTACTTAAAAATGGAAAACTTAAAAAAAGGAAAACTTAAAAAATGAAAAACTTAAAAAAAGGGACATAGAAATAGAGAAAATGAAATTTATTATAAAAGATTAAAAGACTATAAAATTTTTAAGAAAAATATATATTTATCTTAAAAATTATTTGAATTGTTGTTTGATGTATTTGATTTGATGTATTTGATTTGATGTATTTGATTGTTGTTTCGATGTACTTGATGATTTTAATCATAATTGATATATTCTTCAAATAATTCTTGATAAAGTTTTTCTTCTTCGAGTTTTTCTTTATTTAGTTGATTAAGAATATTGAATACTTCTAATTTTTCATAATAAGTCATAGTAGATGTATAGTTCATATTTAAATCAAATTCATTTAAACAATCCATAAATTGTTTTAATTCTTGAAATTCTTTATCAACGTTGGCGAGCATATTTTTGTTTTGGTTGCGTATAAGTTGCGTATAAGTTGCGTAGTATTGTATAATTTTATATAAAATATGAAATAAATTCAATTTTTAGTTTAGTTTTTAGTCCAGAAATTTTGAACTCTACCACTCGGATCTTTAGATTCTGACCATTTTGGTTCCCAATAATGAACTGTAGTTTGGGAGCTATCATGTATGTTTTTAAATATTTTATGAAAGAGAGTTCTATAATACAATTGTTCTTTAGTATTTGGTGTATTAAATGTATATGTTTTTTTAATTTCATTAAATTGTGAATCTGTGAAAATATTATCACAAAAGTCTTTTAATCCATCTATCCAGTTATTTTCTTTTCCATTAAATCCGCTAACACCATCACTAAATTGTTCTTTTTTTCTATACAAAATAGAATTAGGGATATATCCTTTAAAGGAATCTCTTAAAATTTGTTTTTCTATTTTATTAAATGAATTTGGAACATTTCCAAATGTTTTCCATCTAGGATGTAAAGACAATATAGTATGAACAAAATCTGGATCTGTAAATGGAACACGAACTTCTATAGAGTTTGCCATGCAAGTTTTATTTGCTCTTAAACAATCAAATTGATGTACATTATTTACTAAATTCAAAGTTTCTAATTGAAAGTCTTTTTCGGTTGGTGCATTTGCCCCGTATAAATAACATAATAGTTCATCGGATAGTTCTCCAGAAAAGAGTACTTTAATATCTGGAAAATTTTTCTTAATTTGTTTAGTCAATAGATACATTGGTGTACTTGCTCTAATAGTAGTTGAATCATATGTTTCTGTATATAAAACAACATCTTCTAAAGACTCTAAACCTTCTTTAATTGAAAAGTAATATTCAGTGTGATCTGTATTTAAGAAAGTAGAAACTTCTCTAGCTGCAACTAAATCTGGTACATTTTTATCAACACCTATACTAAAAGTTTTAATTTTTTTAGTATATCCTAATTCGTCTGCTAATGAAACTACTAAACTAGCTATTAAACTACTATCTAATCCGCCAGATAATAAAACACCAAAGTCAGGTTGTTTATCATCTCCAACAAGTTCTTTTAATCTTAATCGTACACTATTTGTCAATTTTTCTCTAATTTTTTCAGTGATAACATTTTTATTTTTAATAATATTATTTTCATCAAAAGATGAAACATTTGTATATTTTTCATTAAAATCTATATAATCATTATAAAAGTTTGTAAAATTAGTAGAATTAATATTAACATTTGCATGAATATATTTTCTAGGTGGAAAAACTTTAATATCATTTACCAATTCTTTATTCAAGCATTTTAATTCAGATGATATTACAAATCTATTTTCTTCATTGTGAGTTCCAATATATAGTGGTGTAACTCCAATTCTATCTCTACCAATAAGAATATGTTGTGTTTGAAGGTCATATAAGAAAAGTGAAAACTGTCCATTAAGTTTATTAAAAAAGGTAGAGAGATCATTCTTATATTTTTGATAAAGTGGAAATATAATTTCACAATCAGATTTTGTACAAGTATAGTTTAGTTCTTCTGAAAGTTCTTTCCAGTTAAAAATTTCACCATTAACAATTAAATAAATAGTATTATCATCATTAATAAGTGGTTGTGTAGTGTTGTCTCCGCAAATTTTTAATCTAGAATGTAACATTAAAACTGTTTTTTTAAAATTTGGATCAATAATTAAATTATTACCTTTTGAATCAGGCCCTCTATGATCCAATTCTGAATAAACAGAAGAAATAATAGATTTATAACTTTTAAAAATTTCATCAGCTTTTTCTGGTTGTATATTTACCTTATTTTGTTCAATTAATGCCCAAATTCCACACATCAGTACCGTATTTTTATAATGTATATAAAATTATTTTTAAATAAAATTTTTAAATTATCAAAATATAATCATTTTTTAATTTTATTACATAATAGTAATGGTACTGCAAACATCTGGCTCGTTAGCTTTATCGCAGATAATAACTGAAATATTTCCAGATGAGAATCCTGTAAATTCGTATAATTGGTATACAACAATGAGTGTTAGTGTGGATGGTTTTACACCTATAACTTCAGGTGTTGATCCAAATGTTCAAATGCAATTAACTGATGGCAATATAGGTAGACGTAATTTTCTTTATCAGAATAGTAAACGTATTCAAGACAACTATTCATTTACTTTAACATTTGAATTATATGTTGTTAATAATAGTTCAGGTGATTTTATAAATTTATATTTTGGAGGTAATGGATCATCTGTAAAATTTTCTTTTGCATTGTTTGAAAACAGTGGTATTAATTTATATGACGCGTCTGGTACAATGGTAGTGAGAAATACAAATACAACGTGGGTGGCGAATGCGTGGATACCTATTGTTATTAATTATAACAGAGGAACTTTTAATACATGGAGTATAACTATTAATAATGTTAATATTTTTACATATTCTGATCCATTAAATACAGGATGGATTTCAAGTACAAGTGGTGACCAATGGGGTTTTGATATCTCTAATGCAACTACTGCATTTACTTCTTATGTAAGAAAAATAAATTTAATTACAACTCAGTCACCAAGTCAAAAAATTGTAACACCTTTAAATTGGTCAACTTTAATGACATCAGCTATTATTAATGGTAGTTATACTCCCACATTAGCATCAAGTGATCCAAATATACAGGTTCAATTAACAAGTGGATTAACTAATCAAACGGCTGTATATTATATGAATAATAGAGTACAAGATAACAAATCGTTTATTTTTAGTTGTCAATCGTATATGGTATCTGGTTCGTTAGACAATTTTGGAATGTATTTTGGTGCTACAGATATAAATGGTTCTAATGGTATTTTTATACTTTACAATACTTGGTCTGGTTATACTAACAATGGTTTTAGTGGAGTAGGTGTATATATTATTAAAGTGAATGTTGCGATAGCATTTGCAAGTATATCATTTATGGCAAATGCGTGGATTCCTATCGGTGTAAATTATTCTAATTCAACTACGGATACATGGATTGTTAGTTACAATGGTTCTGTTGTTTTAAAATACGATGATCCTTCAAATGCTACTTGGGTAAGTTCAACATCAGGAAGTTATTGGTGTATTAGAGCACATTCTGGTGGAACAGTAGGGACATTTTACTTTAGGCAATTATTGTTAAGTTATATTCCTAAAAGTATTGATTTTAATTCTTTACGTAAAATAACTTCTGGTATTCCGTCATCTGGACCTGTATCATTAAGTTCATTATATAGAAAACGTGCTTTAGAGTTAACAGGAAATTATTTTAATTATTTTCCTCCATGTTCGATGACATCAGCAGTTACAAGTACTCAGTATGGAACGTTTACGGTAACTGGTAGTTCAGATATAGGTTCTGCTCCATGGAACGCTTTCAGAATGGATAACTCTACTTGGGAAGGTAGATTTTGGAATTCTTCAGGTACATATACTAGTACAGCTACTACAACTGTTAGTGGAGTCAGTTATGCTGGTGAATGGATTCAATTACGTACACCTTATCCAATAAATGTTTTTTCGTATACTATGACTGCTCGTCAAGATGCTAATTTATATTGTAGAGCACCTACAACTTTCTATCTTGCTGGTAGTAATGATGGTAGTACTTGGTCATTACTACATAATATTAGTGGTGTTGTATGGGGTGCGGCTGCTAAAACATTTATATGCAATCAAGCTAATACAAATACGTATACATATTTTAGAATAATTTCGACTGTAATTGGGACTGGAGCTTTACAATATAATATTATAAATTTTGGTAACATTAAATTTTACAACACTCCAAATACTACTTGTCTTGCGACTGACTTGGGACCTTATGGGATGGGTCCATGGGAGGTGAGTGGATGGATTGGGACAATTACTGATGGTTCTGCAAGATGGTTATGGTCTGCTGATGTAGTTGGTGTAGGAAGTACACCAAACAACATGTCATTTCAAATAATGTATAATAATACAACAACTACAAATATTTCAGCAAAACTTATGTTTAGTATAGATAGTTATGGCCAAATTTTTCAAAATAAAACCAAGATATATACTGGTGGATATAGTGATTCTGTACAAGTTGTAATTCCACCTGGAATTAATTTGTTTGAATTTATTTGTTGGAATGCACTTGGAGATAATGGTGGTAGTGCAGGATTAATTTTCAGTTGTACAAATAATACTGGAGGTGCAGTTTTATTTAGAAGTGACAACAGTTCAGCAACTGCTTTAACAAATAGTAGTAAGACAGTTGTAGCAACAAATGCTCCTTTATGGACGTCTATTAATGGTATTGCAAACCAAGGATTTCTTACAATAAATCCACTTCCAGTTTTAGATGATATTTCCACAGCTGCGAAATTGGCTTGTAGAGGAGCATATAGTTGCTATAGACTAAGTAATACTTATACAGGTGCTATTATGAATATAAGACGAAGTAGTGATAATGCTACAACAAATGTATATGCTGATATACAAGGTAATTTAGGATTAAGTGCAAATGGGACAGGTACAACTTTTAGTTCATGGTTAGGAGCGTCAACTGCATATGTTGTTACGTGGTATGATCAAAGTGGAACAGGTAACAATGCAACACAAACTACTAATGCTAATCAACCAATTTTTTCATTATCAGGTATGTTAATAGATTCTGAAAATTCAAGTACACAATTTATGAATATACCATCTGGAACAGTACCAGTGGGTACACTAAATGCCCCTTATTCGTTTGTGTTTAAACATGGAAGTCAAAATAATATATATGGAACGTATATAGGTGGTGGTGATATTACAACTAATACTGCAAATGGTATAAGAGGGGCTAACGATACATCTGCTGGTTATAATAATTTTTGGTGGGGTAATGATTTTTCTTTTGGAACAATTTCACAACGTGTTGCAAATAACAGAGTAGTAGTTACATATGATGGTTCATCTCAAAGTGCTTATATTAATTCAAATTTAATAAGTACAATCACCCATACAGGAGGAACTACTTCTGCTGGGCAACAATATCTTTTTACAGGTAAATATGGAAATTATCTTAATGGTAAAATGTATTACGTGTATATATTCGGGAGTGGATTAAGTGATTCTGATAGATTAATATTATCAGTTTAATAGATTTATACAAATATTTTTTAAATATTTTTAAATATTTGTATATTATATAAATATGAGTTTTTCAGATATTTTAAAGGAAAATAATATTGGAGGAGAAGTATCGGATATAGAAAGTTTAAAGTATATTTTAGTTGTTATTAATGCTATTCTTGCGATTATTGTAAATTCTATAAATTTATATACAGGTAATCGAAAAGCAAGAATATTTGGATTAGTATATTTAGTTATCGTATTATGGAATATTTATGTATTTTACAAAAAAATATTTATTGGATCAATTCTTGACTAATTTTCTTTAATTTGTACACCAACCCATCCTTTGTAACGTTCTCCGTTATAACTTGAATCTTTATATTTTTCTAATATATTTTTGTATTTTCCTTTTATATATTTTTCTATTTCTAATTTATGTTTATTAGATACACGAGGTGAAATTTTAGGTTTACCAATATATAATTCACAAACATCTTTTAATTTAAGAACACCACCCTTTTTCTCTTCAATATTTTCATCTAACCAGTTACAAAAATCATTATTTTCTTGTCTATATTCATTTGTTTTAACTTGTACTTCAATTGGTTCTTTTACATCTTTAAAATAATAATCTATAAGAATATTTATAAAGGTTTGTCTCCATGTATAATCTTCTCTCATTCTAGAAGGAAGAGTTCTATCTATTTTAAATTCTCCACTTTCTTTTGGATCATCAACAAAACGGGAAGGAAAATCAATGACACGAATACGTCTCCAAAGTGCTGTATCTTCTCCTTTAATTTCAGGTAATTCATTACATGCTAAAAAAAGCTTAGCTTCCATAACAAATGACATTGCTTCTTGATAAAGACCTCTAGCAACAATTTCTTCACTTCCAGTAAGTTCTTTTAATAACCCAATATTAATTTTTTCTCCATCTTCAGGTTCACTTAAAAATGCGAATCGTTTATGCATTAATTTGATTTTTTCTGTATTTGCTTCATTTGCATTATTTCTTTTACGAGTTAAAAGAGTTACTTCAACTTTTTCACCAAATTCTCCCATAGTTAATTTCATAAGATTAAGGAGTTGACTTTTACCATTAGCGCCAGTATCCCCAATAAACATTAAAAAGTAGGTATTAGGTATATCTCCATTTAAGCATTCGCTCATTTTTTTAAGAACGTAATCTCTAACACCTTTGTTTGGTATAACTTGTTCTAAAAAAGTATAAACTTCAGGATTATGTGCATCAGATGAATATTCATAATTCATGGTAAGATTTATATAATCTTCTTTTTTGGTTGTTCTAAATTTTTTTTCAAGTAAATCATATACTCCATTTGTGAATGGTACAATATGTTTTTTGCTATTTAAATTAGATACGAATGTTTCATCGTTATTATAAATTTTTGCACCTTTAATAATATCATCTTGATATCCGGGTTTATGAAATTTATTAATTAAACTTTTAATATTTTTATTTAATGTTATAGTAGTTTCATCTGTTTTTTTATCATCATAGTGAGTTTTAATTTTATCAAATAATTTAGATAAATCCATGATTGATTTTTTCATTTCAATATTATCATTATCGCATCTCCAAATGGATCCATTAAAGTTATACCAATTATTTTTAGAGTAAACAAAATCTTTATTTATAACAAAAAGTAATTTAGAAATCATTGTTATTTTATGTCCATCTAGAACTTGATTAACAATATTTGTAATTTCTTTATTTTGAAAGATATTATTATCTAATTTTATATCGCAACTAAAGTCTAATTCTGAATTATTATAAATATTAATAATATTATTAATAGTACCATGATTAACTAATTGATTATAATTCATCCAGAAACTATTAAGTGTTTTATACCTATCATCTAATGGAATAATTTGTGTTTTAGGGAAAACAGCTTGACATACTTTACATTTAAGACAATAACCATTATCGCTAATATGATGTTCTACATGACATTCTGGGCATTTTCCTTTTAAAATTCCTACAAGATTTTTATCTGCGACACTACCTCTAAAAATCATTTCTTTTCGATCAAATCGTACTTCTTTAATATCTTTATCAAAATTCTCATTAATGAAATTTTTACATTCTATAATTGCATTATCTATTAGATCAAGTTCTTGTTTATTTATTTTAAGGCATTTTTTAATAATTTCATTGATTTCCTTAGGAAAGTCTTTTATTTTAATTTCATTATATTTATCTAAATTACATTCGATATTATGACATTTTTGTTTAGCACTACATGTATCTATTAATACATATTGATTATTACCTCTATGTTCTCTATTTAAGAATGGACAATAACGTTCAATAAGTGATACAATAATACAATTATGACTCTTATCAATAAAAACATCTCTTATTTTATTAGGAAAATGATGAAATTCTATTTGTATAAATTTTTTAATATTTTCCTTGTCATTTTGATTTAATTCTTCTGGTATATTTACAACACATTGTTCTACTTTAATATCAATGATCTCATTTTCAACTTTATTTTCAGCTTCATTAATATTTTGTAGTATTTGATCATATATTTTATATTTTTTTGGTAAATATCCAACAAATGTTTCTATAGATTTAAAATCGTCACTAAAACTTGATTTTACGAGAGGTCTATTTTCTCCACTTTTAGTACTTAAGTATGTTCTAAAGAGTCCTTCTCTATAAACACATGGGTCAACGATATATTTACCAATTTGTTTATATTTATCTAGTTTAAACTTTTTATATAATGATTTTACTTGTTGAACATCTTTAAAAACAATATCCTTAGAGCCATCATCTAAATCTTGTATACGTAAGATAATATGGAATGATTTTTTTTTATCAGAATGAGATTCTAATATGATACGTTTAATTTGAATATTAGGATAATCTTTTTTAACAGTATTTTCTACAGATTCTATACAATCTTTTAATATATCTTCATAATCATAATAAAAATCTTTTACTATAGCGTCTTCACTACTACTTTTTTCATCTTCCTTTTCATCTTCTTTTTCATCTTCTTTTTCATCTTCCTTTTTATAAATTTCTATATCATAATAAAATGAAATTGGTTTTTTAGATGAGATAAATTCATAAAAATTTCTATCTTTGCTATTTTTGATTATTTTTAGAAAGCTTGTATAATTTTTAGTTGTAAAATATTCTACGATATTATTATTACACACTAATGTATTATTTTTTATAGATTCTTCTATAGCTGTAGCCTTATCATAATATATTAGTGACATCTATTGTAAAGATTAGAAAATATCTTTTTAAATTACACGAACACAGTGATTACTTGAGATATATAATTCTTATCCGTCAAGATGAGAATTATAAATGTTTTATTTATTGTGTTTATTTTATTTATTGCGTTTATTTAATTTGTTGCGTATTAATAAAACGCAATAATGAGTTTAAATGCAATATATAATTTTGATTACGAATTTAATTTTGACAATGATAGTATAATAGATATAAACAAATTTAATGAAGTATATAACAAGTGTACTTTAGAGGACCAATCTGGTAATAGAAAGGATATAATTTATAATAAATGTTTAGAAATATTAACTCTTTTAAATATAGCTAAAGGGATTCGTATATTTTCATCATTTTTGAATATAGATAATAAAAGATATAAAGTAACCGTATTAAATCTTCAATGGTCAGGAGGTGGTGTATTTTAAAACAATAATAATAAAAAGAATGAATAGAATAAATAGAATAAATAATTTATTTAGTATAATAAATATGAATAATATAATAACTATATTGATATTTATGCTTTTTACATATTTTTATACAATTTGGATAAAACACGCATTAAATTACAAAATGATAAATGATTATAGATCACATATTATATCTAGAATTATGCGTGGTAGTGCTAGATGGTCATTGGCTAGTAAACAAGACAAAAGTCCATTAATATCTATTTTACATGCTAATTATGGATGTGCTTATTTATGGGCTTTAAAGGATGTTTTTAATGATAACGAGATAACTTTAGCTACAGGAATTGATGTATTAGATTTTCAGAAACGTATTACAGATATTCAGGATACTGCTACAAAGAATATAGTTAAATTATGTCCAGAATATGCTGGAGGTATAAGTGATGAGATTTTATCTATTATAGCTGGTCAATCATGATAAGTTAAACAAAAAATTTTTTGTTTAAATGAATATTGAATGATTAAAATTTTATTACTTAAAGTGAGGAATCATCACAGTTTGCTCCTCCAGATTTTCTCTTTAATGACTTTGATTTTCTTCTTGGTGATTTTCTCTTTAATGACTTTGATTTTCTTCTTGGTGATTTTCTCTTTAATGACTTTGATTTTCTCTTAGGGGACTTTGATTTTCTTTTAGCACCTCCAGACATTTTACGTTGAGACTTTCTTGAAGACTTTCTTACAGACTTTCTTTTAGAAGATTTCTTTTTAAGAGACTTTGATTTCTTTGATCTTTTAGATTTTCTCTTAGGAGATTTAGCTTTTTTAGCACCTCCAGACATTTTACGATAAGACTTTCTTACAGACTTTCTTACAGACTTTCTTGAAGACTTTCTTGAAGACTTTCTTTTAGAAGATTTCTTTTTAAGAGACTTTGATTTCTTTGATCTTTTAGATTTTCTCTTAGGAGATTTAGCTTTTTTAGCACCTCCAGACATTTT